TAGTCAACTTCCATGTAATCCTGTTTTAGGTCATCGGCTGCTGCATCCCAGTCAATATGTGTCAGAGGCCATCCGGCCTTGGGGTCAATAGCTCCAATATCTCCTGCAAGCTCTTCGGCGTAATCAACGAAGTATGATTCATTGATAAGCGTTTCCCCATGTTCCCAGTCCGGTGAAGCTGCCCCCTCTTCGGCTAGTCTCTTCAATGCCTCAAGCTCTTCGTAGTCCTCATAATGCTCATAGTGCTCCTCTGTTAGCACCTCAAGGCTATGCTCTTCCATATACTCCTCTTGCCAGTCGTCAAACTCGCCTTCAAGCTCATCTATACGATCAATAACATCACGGCTGTCCAGTACGTCGTCTGTGTTGCTAATTTCCCTGCTCATATTGCCCTCCATTACTGCTTTTAGTTTGACTGCTATGCAGTCAATGAAAGATCATGCTGGTACTTTAATCCCCCATATAACCTTTTTGGCTCCAAAGGGGTTATATAAGAGGTTCCTCATGAGCGCCCTCTTGTGTTCCATCTCGTTCTTGCGGGTGCGCTTGCTTCTCCTTCTCCTTGAGTAACTTGATGCCCTTGTTCTTTCCATTAGTAAGTCCCTCCTTGGTTAAGTGTTATTGCACTACTGACAAGCTGCCGTCAATGTGCCTTGTCTCAATTATAGCAGGATGAGAGAAGATGTCAAGCATTTATTTAGAGGTGGGACACTTTTACACGTCATTTACTCATATAATCTAACATGTTAGCCTTAAACTGTGGGACACTCTCATCGGTATAGTAAGGGTATGAAGAAATTAAGTAAAGATATGACAGATAAGTTAATAGGCCGAAAAGGCCAGAAGAACGCCATAGTGGATAAGACGGAAGTCATATCCATGCATCAAAAAGGCTTAAAAAACAAGGACATAGCCGTACTACTCAACTGCTCAGATGCATACATAAGTCAGTTATTACACGAAGTGAAGAAAAAAAGCCGTATAATCAAGGACTTAAGAGAGAATGAGCCTGATATACTTGCTTTACATAAGGCACAGCTATTAAATTGCATTGATTATGACCAAGTAAAAGCTGGTAACACCAAGGGAATAAAGGATATTTCCATATGTTATGGGATATTTGATGATAAGGAAAGAAGGCAGTTAGGACTAGCTACTGAGATATATTCTAGGATAGACTATACTAAGGAAGTAAAGGAAGTTCAGGCACTGGCAGAGGAGATAGCACTACTTGAACAAGAGGACGGGGTATATGCTAAGAGAGATTAAGGGAGGAGTTATGGTGGGTATGATAGGATTTATATGTGGAGTATTACTAGCTGCCCTGCTAGTGCGTATATTCTAGGGGTATATGCTCTTGATAAGACTACATAGGGGTACGGGGGAACTATCTGACATCCACGGTGCACGTTTAACATGTTGCTTACAGTACAAAAATATAAAGGGAGGCCGTTGATGAGAATAGAGGAGATGCTAATAGTTAGTGGGCTTATTCTCATGGCTGTAGGGCTTACTTTAAGCTCCATGGGAATCTAAATGATAGAGCATTGTAGTATAAAGCCGAAGCCTCCTCACTGTGTTAAGTGGCGTTTTCCGTATGGCTCTGAGAATCTTTATATAGTAGAGGCCGGTAGATTGCCTAGCTGTAAGGGCTGTCCAAGTGAGCTTCCTAAGGAGGAAACAGTAGATGCTTGAGGCAATAGCAGTGCAGACCATCGTAGCATTTATAGCCGGAGTATGTTTGGGTGGATTAGTGGCCATGGGCTACTTTCTGAGGCACTAATTTTCAGTATGCTAAAACAAAGGGGACGTTATGAGTAAAGTAATATACGTTAGTATCTGCGCTACGTGTCCGTTTGCAGGCCGTAGTCAGCTTATCATGGGAGTACAAAGGGCAGAGCCTATGTGTACATACGGTAATCCACCGGTGAACGCTATATTGGCAGGATACCCGGTAATCCCCCCAGAGTGTCCTCTTGAGGACGGAGAGCCGGAAGTAAGATACGCCTTAGCTGAGGACTCTGAGTAATATGTACGGAGTATCTGTTCGTAATGATATTATATGGAATGAAACCTTGCTTAAGACGGAGGAGCTTGCTGACAGGGAACATTACCAGATAGGAAGTTTGATGCGTGCTTTGGCCTTTGCTGTTAAACATAAGCCTCAACATGTTAACCGTAAGAGATTTCAACAAGGGAGGATTTAAAATGGAACAGGATAATTGGAAGCACAGATCAGCGAGTATGAGCTGTAGTACCTGTATGCACATGTGTAACATGCGCTGCCGGAGACATGCACCTACTATGGGCGGATACCCTGCGGTATTCCCGAGCGACTGGTGCGGCGATCATAAACTGGAAAAAGAAGCCATGAAATCCATGGTAGTCGGCCCTCCTGAGGGCATTGAAGGTATCAATTCTTGCGCTCCGGGACAGGATATACAGAAATGAAATACAGAAAGAAGCCGGTAGTCATAGAAGCTTATCAGTTTTTGCCTAAGGGGTCACCGGTGACCTACCCGGACTGGATGGAAGAAGCCCGCAGTGGCCTCAAGGGCAATCAAGGCAGTATTTGGTGCGAAACCGATGGCACATGGTACTGTGGAACACTGGAAGGCAAGCACGAGATAACACTGGGTGACTTTATCATCCAAGGTGTTAAGGGTGAAATATACCCCTGTAAGCCGGACATCTTCGAGTTGACGTATGAGAAGGTGGAGGAGGTAGAAGTGGAGAGGGTAGGCAGATAACATGAAAAGGATCACCATAGTCCTTGAAGAGCTGGACGATGAAGTAAGAGGGGTTGCGTATGCTGATGGACTTGAGGAAGCTCGAATCAGGCATAGTCTTAATTCTTTAGACACAGCGGAGGAAGCTGAGATTAGGACATCGCATAGCCTAGCTCAGATGGCCGGTTCGCTAGTGATGTTCCTGAGAGAGCAGGCCAAGTCAGAAGAGTCAAAGATCATTAAGCCAAGCGCGTTTGAAAAGTCGCTGGTGAAGAAGTAATGGGCGGGGATGTAGTTGGCACTAGAGGTTTTAATGATTGCTTTGGTTTTACCATAGGTGACGGTGGAATGGCAGCACAGAAGCCCGGTGGCATGGGTGGGATAAGCAATGCATTCGGACAGCCTAGCGGTATACCGCAGCCTCAGAGCGGAGGTATCTCCGACGAGGCAATTCGCGGCCAGATTGCAGGGCAAGCCCTCGTCAATAGAGCCAAGATACTAGCCGATAAAGAGCCGGGGCCCGATGAACCTGGGGGACACTTTTACGATGACGGTGCTCCCTACAATGAGGGTGAATCAAAATACGATGGCGGTTACAAAAGCAATAAATACGATAAGTAGGAGGCGCATATGGGCGGATTCATGGGCGACACGGGCACAAACATAAAGGGCAGGGACGAAAGAACGAGGCTTCCCGACGAAATGGCCACCGGTGGGGCTTCTCCTTCGCGAGTTCTGCCTGATTACTCAGGGATGTCGCCTGAGCAGGTAGCCATGGAGCAGTACCTACAGAGGCAGCAGTTCTTCGCTGTACATAACTACTGGCCGGAGGATGCACCGGGGCCCATGTCCGGAGTGCCTACAGGGGTATCCCCCGGCATGACTATGTTACCGATGCCTACGGATGTTAAGCGGTAATGAAAGCTATCACTGAGGCACAGAGGCTATCTAAGGCATGGGCAACAGTTCAGGCGCTATTGGATAACTATGCCGATTTGGGTCACAGTGAGTTTTATAGAAAATACATGGTCGTTGTTGCCGAGATAGCCCTAATGGATGCATACGCAAAGAGTGGCACTCATATAGGTGATCCACCTCCGTGGTCGCAGAGTGCAAGCAAGGAAGACTGGGCGGACGGAGAGATAAAAATACATCCAAGTATAGATAAGGACAACGAAGGGTCGGTGCTTGTATATGCTCTCAGGGTGTCAGAACTGAATACGTTTACCAATGTAGAGGATAAAGAGCTTTTACATATGAGGCTATCGGATAAAGTTATTGCCTGCATGAAGGGCAAGTACTGGCTAGGGGAGATAGACATCAATGCTATATGATGACCCATTAAATCTTACTGCATTCAACGAGGTTGACCCCTCTGGATTCCTGACGGTTACCCCGTCAAGAGTGACAGCCACTAACATGAATCGCATTGCTTATACCCAACTAACGTATGATTTCGGGAAGGGTGAATGGCATCGAGAGATTAAGTGGTCATTCATGTCAACTGCTGGTAATGGTGGATATGATGTGTTATGTGCTTTTGCAAACAGTGACGATAATTGGTATCGAAATGTTACAAGGGGAATAGGTGTTATGCTTTATACCTCTGGCTCTACTGTGCTTATGGTTCTCCAAGAGAAAAAAGGGACATCAAACGACTTTAATCAAGCCGTCCCAAACATAGCACTTGCATTGAACACCCAGTATTGGGCGAAACTGATTATAACAGAATCAAGGGCAGATGCATATTATTACTCTGATGCCGCTATGCAAAATCTAGCAGGCACTCATGGGTTAAACTTGAGCTTCACACCCGATGATACATGGAAATATTTACATACTGCGGGAAGTTTAAGATCAGGCACGGGGGATGTTATATCATGCTGGTCTGAGGACTATCAATTACTCAACGATAGCCCTAATACATACATGGGCGGAGGGCTCGCAGGAGCATCACATTACATGGGAGGTGGTTTTGGTGGTTAAACTAGGAGAGTTGTTTGTAGGGAGCAGAACTAAGCTGGGGATTTACTTGGTTATGTTAGCGGCTGTTAACCTGATAATTAACACGGCGCTAATGCACATAACATCAGGATTGGATGTTTTCTTTTCTTTAATATCCCTGAGTGCGGTACTTTTCATGCTCGGGGTTGCATATGCACTGCACGGTATATATCAGAGGCTGACACTGGCCCTGTATAGGCCCAAGACCGGCAATAAAAATAAGGCTAATCTCGGGAGGAAGCTGGTGGCTGACTCTAGGATGATAGGTGATGATTAATGGCTAAGGTCATAAACGTAACAGATCAGTGGCACGCAGTAAGTGGTAGCGTGTCCGCGGTATCCGTGTTTACCGGCAGCGGTGTGTTTATGAGGCTTGTCGTAGATAAGTCCGTAGACGCTTCGGAGTTCACCTTCACCGACAATGACGGGGCGGCCCTAGTATTTAACCCTGACACTGACGCGAAGGGAACGCTGAATTACTTGGCGAAGCTGAACAATGGCCTTAAGGTAACATCGGTGGACTTCACCGGTGGTAAGGGCATAATCTTCTTTAAGGAGAACGTAGAGCACGAGTAATGGCTGACAGGGAAACGAAAATACAAAGGCTCAAGAGGGAGCTCGCCGAGCGTACTAATCGGTTGAGAACCCTGAGGAAGGAGAACCTCTCCTGCTTCTTTAAGCCTTTTGCGTCCATCCGTCGGGAGATGCCATATCAGCAGATGGTGCTGGATCATTTCCATAACGGTAAGAACATAGTAGTATTCCCGGCCCCCAACAAGGTCGGTAAGACGGGCATGAGCGCTAACATCATAGGCTCATGGTGTCTGGGGTACGAGCCATGGAACCCGGTCAAGGAGACCCACGAGAAGGCTACTCTGGTCGGCGATGAGTGGTATCATGCCAGCTCGCTGGGCAAGAGCCCCCCGGTTCGTATCAGGATAACAGGTGAGGATTGGACTCACTCAGTTGGACAAACGATAGTTCCCGAGCTTAAGAAGTGGATACCAGCTAAGTCCTACGAGACCAGAAAGAACTCTCAGGGTGTGGAATACTTCTGGAAGTTCAGGAACGGCAGCACTATAGAGATTATGACGCACGATCAAGACCCGAAGCTGTTTGAGTCTTGGCTGGGTGACGCATGGTGGCCGGATGAGCCGCCCCCATATGCCATATGGTCTGCTATGTCCCGTGGACTATTTATGACAAATGGCAAGGTGCTCATACCAACCACTCCTCTCCGGGAGGCTTGGATGTTAGACGAGCTGGTATTGTCTGACAGGCCGGACATAGCTGTTATAGAGGATGTCAACTTATGGGATAATCCCATGCTATATCAGCATGATCTTGATGTATTAGAGGGTGCGGCCCTCAGTAAAGCCGAAATAGAGCAGTTCTTCTTGGTTCAAATGGAGTTCGGGGATGCTGCCGGGCTCTTGAAGAAGATGCTCAAGGAGAGGCACGGGGAAGAAAAAGGCGATGTTATGTGGGGCGACTGTATGCAGGACATGCAGATAGAACGCTTCATACAGGATATACCGGAAGACGAGAGGATGCCGCGCTTATATGGCCGGTTCAAGTCCCTACAAGGGAGAGTCTACAAGGATTATAGCCCTGATATTCACATAATAGAGTCCTTTGAAGTACCGGCTGACTGGCCCGTGTTCTTTCAGATTGACTTCCATCTAAGCAAGCCGCAGGCTGTCGCGTACTACACTGTTGACAAGCAGGATACGATGTACGTGATAAGAGAAGTATGGCTTAACATGTCAGACGAGGAGCTTGCCGATGAGGTAATAAGATCCAAGCGAAAGTTTGGCTGGAGACTGGAGAGAGGCGAGATTGATCCGCTGGCAAAGGGTGACACTAAGTACCTCCGTAACTCCATCGGCAATAAGACAGATGCCTTCACCACCATAAAGCAAAAGCTCGCTCCACACGGTATCTTGTTCGAGGTGGCGAGCAAAGATAAGGTGTCTGGAATCAAGAATATGCAGTCCAGACTCAAAGGCCCAAATGGAAGACCGACCTATTATGTCTTCAAGGATTGCGTGCGACACAAGCACGAGTTCCTCCGTTTCGTGTATGATGAAGATGGTATACCTAAAAAGGAAAATGATGATATGATGGAATGTGGATACCGAGCTACCCTGATGGGAGTCGTCTATACCGACCTGTCAGATGTTAAGCGCAAGATAGATTACGATAACATGAAATTGGGGATAATTTAATGGGCGATTACGATTCAGGTGGATTTGTAGATAACAACAAATACCCGAAGACTGTTACGCTGCCTGAGTCATACAGGGCAACCCGTACATCCAACTCTTACGTTCCGGCAAATAAGGATACGCTAAAGAAACGCGCACTGGACGGGCTTAACAGCGCCATGACCGGAATGCGTAAGCTTCAAGCTGATCGCGCCCTAGCGGATAAGTATTACTTTGGTGAGGAATTGGGCAATGAGGGTAAGGGGCGCTCCAAGATGATAATGAGCGAGACCTCAGATACTATTGAATCCCTGATGCCTGATCTCATGGAGACATTTTATGGCAGTCTTAACGCTGTTAGTGTTAGACCTGTAGGTGGTCTCGATGATGAAGCGAAAGCGCGACTCATGGAAGAGAAACTCAACTTCGACATGCAGCGCAATAATAATGGATTTGAGGTGCTGCATACCTTCTTTAAGGATTCCCTATTATACAAGCTCGGTGTTATCAAGTACCGATGGGAGCGCAAGAACAAGACCCGTCGCGTTAAGTATAAAGGTTTAACTCAAGAAGAGCTGGCTGAGTTACTCGAGAGGGCCGACACCGAGAAGGTCGTGTCCATGAAGGCGTACACTTATCCGGTGGACGCTCCGAGCCAGAAGAAGGAGCGCAAGAGGGGCAAGGACGGCTATGGCTACGAAGACGGTGAAGTTATCGAGTTTGATGTTACTATCAAGAAGATAACCAAGCGCATATCCAAGCCTGTACTGGAGAACCTCGCCCCTGAGGAGTTCATCTTTGATGTTGCAGCCAAGGATATAAAGCATTCATTCTGTGCCCACAAAAAGAAAATCCATAAGAGTAAGCTCAAGAAATATGAAAAAGACTTCGACTTAGAGAAGGTCAACTCATATGTCAAGGAAATTCAGTCTGATATAACATGGCAAGAGAGATACAAAAACCTGACAGGAATAGCATTTGTCTCACCGTCAGAAGAAAGCCAGTACGTCTACGTGTACGAGTGCTATCTCGATGATTACGACGAAGACGGAGAGCCGATACCGAAGAAGGTTTTGATATTCGGTAACATGGTTCTCGATGTAGCAGATAACACTTACGAGCGTCCGCCCTTCGTTGTCGCTTCTCCTATACTCATATCACATAGAATGGTAGGAAGGAGTATGGCTGAGTTGGTGAAGGACTTACAGGAGCTCCGTACTACGCTCATAAGATACGTACTTGATAACTTATACTTCCAGAACAACGGTATGAGGGTGGTCAATCCATTTAGGATAGACACCGACACCATGCTAGCCGGTAACAGGCCGGGCGGTATCGTGCTCACGAAGCATGACATCGACCCATCCACGGCGATATATAACATGCCATATGCGCCTGTTAACCCGTCAGTAATGGACATGATCCAATATGTAGACGGGCCCATGTCTGATAAGCGCACCGGCGTAACTGACTACAATCAGGGGCTTGATGGCAAGTCGCTCAATAAGACAGCTACAGGCATAACACAGATAATGAACGCAGCACAGAGAAGGATCAGGCTCATAGCTCGCGTGTTTGCGGAGACCGGACTTAAAGACCTGTACGAAGCTATGGTACAGATGAATATCGACTACTTTGATATGCCCACTAACCTCCAGATTAACGAGGAGTGGCAGACGGTAAGGCCGGAAGACATCAGCGGTGAGTTTGATGTCGTAGTGGATGTTGGTAGCTCCATGGGAACAAAGGAGATGAATTACCAGCAGAAGCAGCAGATGCTCCAGACATACGGGCAGATCGCTGCGGCACTCGGGCCTGCATCTCAGCAAGTATTTACCATCGGTAACATACGCAACATGATAGAGTCCATGTGGGAAGATATGGGCTTCAAGAATACGGAGAGATTCCATG